GTTCTTCCTCATCATCTTCATCATCAAAATGAGAGTTTTCGAGTTCGTCATCTGGATCATTTTCGCCTAACCAGTAGTCATTCCAGTGATTACAGATTCCCGCAAGGGCCATCTCTTCATCATCAAGATCTCCAGATTCAATAAGAGGGATGATAGTGTTTAATACCTCTTCAGAGGTATAACGTCCTGAAATAGAGTAATGTCCGACTTTGTATGAAGAGTTGAGCATTACTCTCAGATATATTAGCAATCATTTAAGTTTTTTTTACCATCATTTTTTTTGTAATAATCTAATTAAGGTAAAGAAAGGGACTAAAAAAATTGATGGCATTATTATCTGACCCGATAGATATCAGGTTAACCTACAATGCCTATTAGAACTATAAATAAGTCTCCTTGGTGGGATTTTATTTGTAGAATATTCAAGAAGGGGGATACATGTCCTCATATTGAACTCGAAGAGATTGTTGTAGACAAACCAATTTACCATCCTCCGGAATTCCCTCCTCCAGGAGAAACCCTCCTGAAAGAAGGAATTGCAACTATCAAAAGACTATCTTTAATACAGAAAGTCCAATTGCTTATCTTTGCTTTCGCTATGGTATGCTTTCCTATGATTCTCAACTGGATTAATATCCAGATGATTCGAGGATTTTCCAATGGATTTGCCGTTATTTATGCAACATTTAAGCTTGCTGAAATGGTAATTGATCTGATTCGTGAGCTTTTCTTGATAAGGACGGGTATTCATGCGGAGGTCAGTTTTATTGAAAAAGAGGTTGCAAGATATGCGAAATTTTCAAAACCGACAACTTACAAACACCCTGCCGAAAAAGTACTCGTAAAAGATCTAACAAGCGCTGCAGGAAGTATCAACCGTATTATTGAATGGGGATTACAATCATTTTCTTGGACAGTTGGTCAGATTATTTCCAGCATTATTCTTTTATTGAGCACTGATTTGGCTTGGTATGATAGTATCGGTTTTGGCCTGTTTTTTCTTGTTTTCAAGTTTGTCCTGATGCCTATTCAACGGAAAATGACGAAAAGAATGGAAAAACATAACAAGAAATACAATCGTTGCCACAACCTATTGTCATTTCGTTCAACTGAATTCCAAAACAAGGAAAGTCAAGCAGATGAATTTTCTGGTATTTTAAATGATCCAGTTGCATATAATGGTAAAATTGTTCCATTACATTCTTATACTCATCGTTCGGTTGACTTAACAATGATAGTAATTCTCTACATCTACGCATTTTTCTTGCCAAATGATATCGCTTTCGCGACAAAACTCATCTTGATCAGTGCAATCTCAACTGCAATAAGCAATATTGCTAGATTTGGAAACCAATATTACCGTTATTGTAACAATTATGAGAAGTATTACAAGGTATTTCGAGATAAGGACCTGAAGTATGATGAATATGTTGCTCCAAAAGATCTTCCTGAAACATTAAATATTGTGGATGTGAAGGTAAGAAGGGGTGATTATCTAATTTCATGTGAGAAAAACATTAGTATTCAGCAAGGTAACCAAATACTTATCAAAGGACCATCTGGTTCGGGAAAGTCAAGCTTTTTAGATGCAGTTATGGGTTATATTCCAGAAATTGTCTTAGAAAATGGGGAAAATATTCGTGCTTACTCACATCAGATTATCTGCCATTTGCAAAATGCTCAGTCTATTACACTAAGTAGTATTTGTATTAAGGATGTTTTTCGTTCCGATGACATTAATGCTATTCGTGAAGTTCTGAACCTGTTTTTCAAGAAAGAAGAACTAGATCTGGTACTGAAAAATATTAGTGCCGACAAGCCATATGATACCTTTATAGAGGGAAAGATGAGTGGTGGTCAAAAGACACGTTTTTTTCTTGCATCGACTCTATTTAAGGCTATTCAGAAAAAGGCAAAAATTGTCTTTTTGGATGAACCCGAACAAGGGCAAGATCCAGATTTACAGATTGACAGTTTCCGGAAACTGAAAGATTTTGCTGAGAAATATGGATTAACAAGTGTATTTATTACTCATATGAGAGAAGAACCTCTTCGGGAAACCGGTATTGAATTTCAACAAAGACTTCACTTCAAAGAAGGAGGCCAAATTGATATCGTTTGACATTTTTGGGTCCAAAGGAGTAAAATTGCGGTTGATACCCTGTTTTTAGTTGTTTATAAAAAAATATGCCTGATTATATTCTGTCTTTTGGAGATAGACAAGGTTTCAATAAATGGTACATATGCAAAGATGCCATGAAAATTGTAAAAAGAACTGATAAACTCAAAAAATATCGGACGTGGACAACTGATTTTTTCATAAGACGATATTTGGAATATCGAAGTCGCACTAAGACAAATGATTTAGTTCTTAACCATGGTAACAAACAATATAAATGTTCAATTAAACGATCAAATACGCAGGAAGAACAGGAACCAGATGATGAGGTTGATGGGATGCCTGTTATTTTGTTCAGCCGAACAATAATTAGTATTTATGTTTTTGGAATTCCAAACGGAACCTCTTTTTAATTTTCTTCATCTATTATAAAAATGGAAGGAGAAATATATATAAATATAGGAAATATTGAAAACAACCTCTATTACCTACATGTTATCAATAATGAGCATAAATTTAGTTATGATATCTCCAAACAAATATACAATGTTTTAATTTCTTGTGCTGAAGTGAGAGATCCAAACGAATCAGTAATAATTATTGAAATAACACCCGATTTTCCATTTTTTAGCGTGATTGTAATTAGTCATGAAAATAATCCAAATAAAAAACAATATACAAAACATGACTTCGATTTGGAATATATTTTTCAAACTATCCACAAAGTACATAATAAAAACACAATAAAATATGACTATGAGACAAAGGCATATTTTCTATTTGTAGAAGATTATGATATTTATACATGTAACTATCCATGTTATTCAGTTACTCATCATATAACAAATAAAAATTTTCTTTAGAGACTATCAATGCAATGCTTTAATGCTATTTTTTGCATAAAATCAACTGGCATTTCGTGATCAAATATTTTTTTTATACTGTCATTCTTAAAATACCATGTATCTTTCATAATTACCATTACACCATCAACTTCAAAATATTGATTAACTATACAAAATTCTTTGACAATTATACCACTTCCAAGCAATAAATTATGTGCTTGGATAATAGAGTCATTATTTATTTTCATTTTTTCAAAAACCCATTGATTGTTATTGTTATTTATTTGTTGTTTGATTTTATTGATTAATTTTTCTGGTGAGATATAATTAAGAACATTGAATATAATATAATGAATAAAGAAACGAGTATGTATATTCGGATGAAATATTTTGTTTAGTTTGTCTGAATTAGTGTAATAATAATACAAATCAATTGTTAAAGATGTTTTTTCAGGAAAGCTTAGAAATAAATAATGATTATTTTCTAGTAAAATAAGTCCAAAATGCTGAATTTTTTCAAGAATAGTCATATCAATATTCAGACTTTTGATATTTCCATAAATATTATTTTTGCATTTCTTTTTGAGTAACTGGAAGTTAAAATACAATGTCTCATAAGGAATATCCATTCTAGTTTTTACATCTTGTAAAAATATTTTAAATTAATTTTTTTGAGAATTATATTTTTTTTATTCAAATATTTAATGAAAAATTTATCAGTGTTCTGTTCTGGTAAAAACAATTTACAAAAAAAATATGTTGATGTATCCAATGATTTAATATCTTTAATAGATGAAAAAAAATATCAAATCGTTTATGGTGGGGGAACATGTGGTTTAATGGGGAATGTACGTAATACATTTTTACAAAAGGGAGGGACAATTTTGACAAGCAATTTGATAAGATTCCAGGAACAAGAAAATCCGGATAACTATATTTTTGACAAGATATCGGATAGACAGCAAAAATTAATGGAATTAGGAGATATATTTCTTGTTTTACCAGGTGGAATTGGAACTATTTTTGAGGCATTACAAGTATTAACATCTAATTATATTGGAGAGTTTTCAAAAGAAATCATACTTTTAAATTATAATAATTTGTACGATAATTTGATTAGGCAAATGAATGTGTTACAGGAAGAAGGATTTTTAAAGTATTCTTTAGGGGATTTGAGAATGAAAGTTTTTGATGATTATAAGAAGCTGGCGTATTATTTAAATGAATTGGAATAGATTTTGAAAAAATAATATAAAGTCAAATAAATGGAAGATATAGAAAGCTGGAATCTTTTATCTATCATGCCATCATTAAGCCTTGATTCTCTTGATAAAATTTTTTATGAAAATGTACCTAATTTTAGTTACTTAACTGATAAATTGAATTTAATAATGAGAAGTGATGATTTTAATCTTCTTTTGGATACTATAATTAAAATAATAACAAAAACATATTTTAATGAAAATAAAAAAATTAACAATACTGATGATTTTTTACCATTAGTTTTACCAAAAATTAAAGAAAATAAAAAAAAAATATTTGAAAAAGTAAAGGAAAGTACATATGATAATATTTCCAACAACGATTATGCTAAACAAATACCAAATTTTGATAAGCTTTTTATAAACATCGTTGATGAAATTTTTGGTAAAGTTATATTCTCATTAGAGGAACAAAGTAATTTAAAAAAAAAGAACCAAAAAGTGAATAATCAGGCTGTTAGAAGGATATTAGCTAAAAAATAATTTACAATATTGGATATTTTAACATTATTCCTTTAATCCAATCAATTAATTCATGATATTCCAGAAACCAATATTTACCTTGTTGATCAATTGGAATAAAAACATGTTGAATATTCCATATGTAATAGATGACATCATTAAACTTTCTTAATTCAAATATTTCAGGATGAAAGACTTTTAGATAATCAATGCCAGCAGGGGTTAAATAAATACCATATGGCTCACTAAAAAATTTGTAAATAGGATTTTTTAAATACAAATTTTTAATAAAATTTAGTTCAAGATTTGAAATTTGATCATCATTTACTCTCTGAACTAATAAATCCATCTATGAGTAATACCTTTAGCATTTACCTAAAATTAAATCAAATTTTTTTTTATTAATTTAAAATTTTTATGCTTATTTTAATTACATGGGAAATTATTGTTGTGGTTCACGTCCAAATGAGAATGAAAAGAAATCTCCAATTGAAGAACCAGAAGACGATATTTATTCCATTCGTACCTCGAAAAAAAAAATATATAAAAAACCAAAATTACCAACAATTTACGAAAATATATAATCTTTCCTTAATATATGATTATAATTAGCAAAAACATAACTTCCGATACCACTTTTTTTAGAGGTAACACATATGTTGTCAAAGGAGAAGTACGTGTTCAGGCAAATGTCACTGTAACCATTGAAAATAATGCACTAATTTATATTATGAACGGTTCAATGGGTTCTAGTCTTATATTTGATACTGGATCAACAATGAAAGCGAGTATTTTCTGTGTAAAAGCGTGTAATGCACATGGACAACCTGAAAATATCGCTTACAATCGTGGATTGTGGTTTTTAGGATCTTCATCAATTGCAGACAAAGATAATATTTTTGTTACGTACAGTGTGAATGCTTCTTCCTTTAATGCAAAACGAATTAACACTTATTACTTAGGGATGGCAGATCCATTAAATCCTGATAGTAAAAAAAGTCCAAATGATGTGGATGCTATTTCTATTTTGGGTGTCGGAGATAATGAATGGAATGTTCGTGAAATTGCTAATTCATTTTCAGGGGATGATGGTTTAGATGTAGAAAATTCTTCTATTTCATTGGATTATTTATGTGTTTACAATCCATCAGAAGATGGTTTAAATGTTACAAGTAGCCGAGTCAATATTTTAAAAACATTAGTTATAAATATGGTAACTGCAAATCCAGCAGATGACAGAGACATATTTGATTTAGAAACAGATGATGGTCCATCATATGTAAGAATCGCTAAAAACTGTAAGGTAAATATTAAAGGTGTTTTTGGAGATCAATTGACATTGGTTTCAAACGATTTACCTCAACCACAAGGTGACAATTTATACACTTTTCAAGGTGTTTGTACTAATGGACAAAGTTATGTATATTCAAGATTTGTTCCAAAACTATCAATCCAAAATCTAAAAACAACTACTACTAAAACTGCATCACAATTTAAAGATATGGTTAAAAACTTAATATGATTTTCGTTTGACTTCTCCTATTTTTGTAAAAGGAAATGGCTTTTGAGTTGTTCCTTCATTTAACCATCTTTTAAAAAAATGCTCATTTATTTCATTCAATACTCTATAATCAATCTCATTTTTCCCAGTTTTTTTATCATAAAATACTGGCAATCCAGTCTTATAATTTATTTCACATAAATAAATTTTATATTTATCATCAATAAGCAAATCTATACCATATATATTGAGCAGAAATTGGGGTTCAAAACGTTTTGAATAATACTCGCTAGTATTTTCAGCAATTATTGGTAATATTTTATCTGATATTTTTTTTATTACATCATTACGTTGCTTAAGCCAAGAGTCCTTCTTATGGTATGCAAATTCATCAATAAAATTTAGGGTAGGAATAGTTTCACTTTCTAGTTTTTTATTTGGAGGTTTAATATTGGTTATAAAACTATCTTTATCTAGTCCATCTGTACGGAAATTATTTCTTGTGAATTTTAAATAATAATAAGGCAAAAAATAGGAAGTAAAAGTATCATTTTCCTTAACAACAAAAATATAACATCTTTCATCCATTTTTTTGCCGAGATGTAATAATGGCATTATTTCCTCTTGTAAAACATAATAATCAGTTGAATTAACTATTTTTTTAACCTGTTCAAAATTATTAACAAGATAAATAAATTCTGAACTTATTCCTTTATCTTTTTTTAAAATTTTTCTTTTATTATCAATAAATATTTCTACAAGATTTTTGTTTTCTTGAAGAAAACTATTGTTAATAATAATTCCTCGAGGATAGAAGATATCATTTTTAAATAATAAATGTACTTCTTTTTTTTCAAAATATGATTTTGGAAATCCAAAACCAATTATTTGAGCATTACTATAATGTGAAATAAAAGCGTCTTTTTTTGTATATGAATAACCTATTTTTTTGAACTGATTAGAAAAATAATTTTTTAAATTTATCCCAAAAAATTCCCTATTATCTAAATTGAATGAAACCATATAAAAATTACATATTAATTTTTATATTTTTAAACTAATTTTTGTAGCTGGGACATTTAGGATTATATGGGCATTGTACAATGATAGGATAAGGAATATAATAAGGCTGAAGAACACCAGGAATCTTTTGAAGATAAGTTCCGGTAGATGTAGCAATATTTCCCTCAACAACATTGTATTGCTGATTCAAGTTATCCTTGCAAACTGGAACAAACTGTAAATATATATTGTTCAAGATAAAAAGACTTGAATTATTGAGCATTAGAAGAGTTCTTGTTGGGTAAAGATCCCTAGTAGTATAAGGCTTTCCAGTAATATGGTAAAGAAGAACTTGTTTCAATGTATTAATATTTGCAGGATTTACTAAATAATTATATATTGAAGGATTATTAGTAAATGAGGCATCAGTTGGACAAAATATAGTTGAATTTGCTAAAGATGCCACAGTTGACTGGAAACCTGCAAGATCAATTAAGGCCTTTAATGTTTTAAGAGTAGGATCATTTGCTATAACTTGGTATGGGTTTAGGTTACAGGTGGACATTATAATTAAAACGAAGAAAAAAAAATAAAGTTTAGAAATAAATTACCATCTGTATTTCTTTCTTTTCAAAACCATTCTTTCCATAAAAATTAATTAACTTTTCATTACAATCAAGAATAATTTTATAAGCATTTTTAAGTTTTGCTATTTTTACAACATTCTCAATTAGTTTTTGTCCTAAATTAATTCCCCTAAATTCTTTATGAACAACAACATCCTCTAAATGAGCAACTATTCCTCCATTTCTTATAAATTTTTGTTCATAAATAATCGTAGCACTGGCAATAATTTGGTTATCCTTTTCTATAACGTAAATTTCAATATTTCCTGATCCATTTATTTTTTCAAAAATTTCATTGAATTTTTCCTCTCCAAAGTCATTTATTAATGTTAATTGACCTAATAAATCAAGATAGCCTTTTTGATAGTCACTTTTCTCTAAAAACCGCATACTGTAGTCTTCCATGAAGTAAGTGAAGAAATAATTATTATGGTGTATTTACCCAAATTAAAAAAATATACATATTTATTAATATTGTAGAATGAGCAATAATAGTAATTCTGATATTGAAAAAGATGAAGAAACCAATAAAAATGATTTCGATAAGTTTTTCGAAGAAACTGATGAAATTGTAGTTGAAGCTCAAGAGGAAGCAGAAGATATTGATATTCAAATAGATGACGATTCCATTTATGAAATCGATGTTTACAAAAATTTAATAAGCGATCTTTCTATTGTTCAGCAAAACAATCCAAAAATTCAGGCTAAATATCTTAAGTTTTCCAGACATCTTATCGATCTCAAAAATAAATCAAAAAATGTTAATTTAGAAGATATCGAAGATTATCCTGATTTACAGCGAATTTATAAGAATGAGTTTGATGTTAATTGGATTATACCGATCGTTCTAGATAAAAAGAAAATTTATAAAAAATTAGAGATTGGTGACTCGCGTGATGAGTCTGTCATTGATGAATATATGGATATTGCAAGTAGTAAAGGCATACAATACGAAGATTTTTACGAAGAACTACAGAAAGAAATACAATATCATGGTGAGTTTAATAGGGATAAATTGTCATTCAAAACATATCGTAAATTATTATTTGACATCAATCAACCATACATTATTAAAAAGGACTTGAAAAAGAAGGATGTTGGTTACCAATTATATTTAAATCAGTATACCCAATTACTACGGTATTTCAATATTGATAATAAATTTTGGGAAAAATATACAGCAAGTGGCCCTGAAAAATTCACCTATG